AAAGATTCTCTATACCGCTTGCGCTTCGGCGATTAGCCAAGAACCACTTCTTGGGAAACTACTTCATCCAGTCGAGAATACAGGTCACATAGATACAAGACCGCAAAAAGGGAGAGTTCTCTCAACATTTGACACATTGCCAAAGAACTACAAGGCTTTGGATGGTCTTAATACTTCGTTGGCGTTCATTGATGAAATCCATACATTGCCACGTGACATCTACGACTTGATGGTTCAGTCTCAGTCAATGCAACAAGAGCCACTTCTGATCATGTCAACGACTGATGGCTTCTTGCGAGGTGGTTTACTTGATGACAAACAGGAATATGGCATGAAGGTTCTTGATGGTGTTATCGAAGACGAGAAATTTTTTGCCTTGCTCTATTTGCTTGATGATCCAGAGAACGAGAAAGACAATCCTATGATGTGGATTAAGGTTAATCCTTCGCTTGGTCAAATTAAGAGTATGGAGTTCATGCAACATACCCACGATGTCGCTCTTCATGACTTGAATCAGATGTCTACTTTTATCACAAAGGATTTAAACATCCATGGCGTTGATAAGAATGCCTGGTTAGATGGCTTAACCATCATCAAAGGCGATTATGGACCTTATACTCCAGAAGAAGTAGGTATGGCTGGCTCTCCAGAACAGGAAGAGTTCATAAAACGCTTTGATGGCCAAATTGTTGTTGGCGGTTACGACTTGTCGAAGATTGGTGATTTGACTTCCTTCACCACTTTACTCTTTGATGCTACTAATAAAACCATCATCGCTAAAACGATGTATTGGACTACAAGAGAGTTCTTATGCTCTCCTGAAGCAAGAGAATCTAAAGTTCCGTTGCAAGCATGGATTGACCGTGGTCTTCTTAGAATCAGTGGCGATAATCAAATCGACTACCATGATATAGCCAATTATGTGATTGACCAAATCAACACTCATAAATACATCTATCAATTCATCGGCTATGACTCCTGGAGTGCAGCTTATCTTGTGACAGAGTTGGAGTCTCTCGGCTTCGCCAAGACTTATTGTCAAATCCCTATTATCCAGGGTTTTAAAACTTTATCTCAGCCGATGGAACATTTCGAAGCTCTTCTTAAAGAGAAGAGAATCTGCTATCTCCACAATCCAATAACCAAGTGGTGCATCTCAAATGTTGAAATGGTAACGGATCGTAACGGAAATCTTATGCCGAAGAAGGTGAACGATAATCGAGCAAATAAAATTGATGGCTTTGCTACCATTTTGAACGCCATTGCGGTTCACGACTCAAACAACGGACTATTCGATTATCAAGAACCTGCCAGAGAACAAAAAAAGTAAGAATATTTGTTACGCAACCGCAAATCAAAATATTTTTGACACTAATTTAACGGCTTAGAAAATCGAAAAACTCGATAAATAAGCCGTTTTTCTTTTGCCATAATTCCAGGTAATCTCGCGCCTTACGCGCGAAAAGGCGAAATATCGTGAATGCGTTTTTTTAGGTACTTACAATAATTGTGATAAGGGAAAATTCTCTAAACAGGAGGGTTCGATGGCTGGTTTATTTTCGAAAATCAAATCATTCTTAATCGGCGACAAGAATGAATCTGTATCTCGACAGCAAAGTCGATTATTAGCAGTCGATCCCTTCGCAATTGGGAGTACTGCTAACAAGAAAGCAAATACCGTAGTCGCCAGCTGCAGGAATGTCTATTCCAGAGTTGTATCAAAACTATATCCGCAAATCATTTACGACAAAAAGGAAATCTTAGAGTTGCCAAATATTCGATACAAACTCAAATATGCTCCAAACCAAATTCAAAATGGTGTTAATTTTTGGAAACAAGTAGCTGTGTCATACTTCGAAGAGAACATTGCAATCATCTACATCGAGAAAGACATCAGAGAAGTTAGTTTGGATAAGAGCATAAAGGCATTTTGGTTAATTGATCCAACTGATTCCAGATTCAAAATGTCTATGTTGGACGATGACAGTAAGCGAATGTTCTTCACTTTTTTCCTGGGTGCAAGAGAAATCAATTGCTACAGCGATGATTTAATCGTCTTGGCTCGAGAGCCAAGTGTTGAAAATCCGTTTATTACATACTGCGATCCATTGGCAAAAATCGTGTCGACAATTGATGCGAACTTTAAAGGTTTAGAAAAAACCATTAAGAACGCTAATGTGATTAGGTTCTTGGCTACGTCACCGACATTGCTCTCTGATGTCACTAGGAAACAACGTCAAACCGAAATGAATGATCTCATTTCCTCGGTTGAAGCTAATGGCGCGTTATATGTCGATGGAGCTGCGAGTGTAGTTCCGATAAATCAAACTACTGGATGGACAAGCACATCCGCTCTTGAGCCATTCATCAAGCAAATCTACGGATATTATGGCGTAAGCCAAGCAATCGTTGATGGCACTGCAAGTGATGATGAATACAACAATTGGGTGGAAACATCTATTGAGCCGTTTACCAATGAATTAGCCTGCGAACTTACACTTAAACTTCTTCCTAGAAAATCAATCGCTACAGGAAGAAAAATTGTTGTTGATACAAGTCGACTCTTTACTGCATCTCAAGCACATAGAATCAGCATTGGTCAGCAAATCATTTCTTCAGGTAGATACTATCCGAATGAAATCAGAAGTCTCTTAGGAGCAGATTTATTACCTGAAGAAGACAACACGATTATTGATCGTATTGACCGTATCGATTCGACTAAGGGCGAATCACAAGAAGAACCTAAGCCACAAGAAGATGGCGAAGAAAATGGAGGTGAAGAAAATGACAGCTGAAGAAATTCAAAAGCTTATTGCACAGCACAAGTCGACTGGTGATAGAGAAATAAGAATTGGTTCTCTGCAAGTTAGAAATGATTCGGAAAATCAGGATGATGGTTACTTCTATATTGAAGGCAAACCAATCACATTCAACGACAAAACCGAATTATTCCGTTTTGGTGATAATTCAGTGTATGAAGTCATTGAACCAGATTGTCTTAATGAAGCTGACTTGTCAGATATTGTTCTGAACGTCAATCATGGTGATGGCAATCACTGCGTTGCCAGAACCAGGAATAAAACGCTTGAATTGAATATTCAAAAGGATGGCGCGTACATCCGCGCAAAGCTTAAGAAGGACAATCCAAGATGTGTGCAGTTTTATCAGGATGTTAGCGAAGGACTTCTTGATCGAATGTCGTTCGCTTTCACGATAGCCGAGGAATCTTTTGACGAAGACGAACGTACATTCCACATTCGAAAAATAAGGAAGGTATACGATGTCTCGGCGGTAGAGTTCCCAGCATACGAGAACACAGGAATTTCAGCAAACCGTTCCGCTAAATTGGAGAATTTGGCGAAAGAGCTGGAGAGCAGGGTTGAAGCTGAAAAACTGAACGCTCGTAGAAAAGCCTTGATTGAGAACATCAATAAGGCTCTCGCTACTGGTGAGTAGCAAAAAAAGAAAAGGAGAAATCATAATGGATTTCAAAGCGTTATTAGAAGAACTGAACGAAACTATCAGTTCTAAAGAAGAACGTCTCAAAGCGGTTAAAACCGAACTTGAAACGCGTGAACAGTTCAGCGAAGAGGAAATCGCCCAGCGCGAAAAAGAAGTCAAAAGTTTAACTGCCGAAAGAGATGCCAAACTTGCCGAACGTGAAAAGCTTATTGCTGATCACGAAAAACAATTACAGCTTGATGCTGAAAAAGCCAAAGAATTGGCGGAAAGAGAGAAAAATCATATGGATAAAAATGAAATCTTAAAGCGCGATGCTGAATGGCTCGCGAAAGCCTCTGAAAAAGGTGGCAAAGCTATTTGCCAGCGTTCCGTTCTTTTGTCTAGCAATACCATTGCACAGCCAACGTTAGCCAATGGCGTTGAAGGTCAGAATAATATCTATCCTACACTTGTCGACTTAGTTTTCCAGAAGAAAGCTCATGGTTATGCTTCTGATGCCGTTTCCTACGATAAAACTGATTGCACGGCCACTATTGGTACTGAAGGCACTGTTGCTCAGACCTCTGATCCAGTCATGGGTTTGGTTACAATGACTCCTGTTATCGTCAGCTTAACTTTCGATGTCGGCAAATACACCTTAGAAGGCAATGCCACTGATGTTCGTGACTACATCGAAGCCAAGGCTTTAAAAGCCATGAAGAAGAAATTGTCCGATCTTATTCTTGCTGGTGATACTCAGAATAACTTCTATGGCATCACTAATGCTAAAGATAGCGCCAACACTGCCATGGCAGCTGCTGTTTCCGTCACAGCCATCGGCGCTGATACTTTAAATAAGATTGTTCTTCAGGCAATCGGTGGTGATGATGATACTGGTGGACCAGCGATGTTGTTCTTAAACAAGACCAACTTAGCTGCTTTTGGTGCTGTCCGCGGTACTAACGAAAAGAAAGCCATCTATACCATTGTTCCAGACCAGCTTAATCCAAATATGGGTACTATCTCTGATGACAAGGGTGTTACCGTTAGATACTCTTTAAATAATAGAATCGCTGACACCAAAATGTTCTATGGTAAACCAGGTGCTTACCAGTTGGATGAGTTCTCCGAATTATCTATCGGCTTATCCTTCGAACAGAAATTCAACCAGGGTTTAGTTGTTGTCTATGCTGATGGCCGTTTCGGTGGCAACATCATCGACAAGAACGCTTGGGCTGTTATCACTATTGGTAGCAACTAATTCCGTTAATAAATTCTATACATAAAATTCCTTTTGTTTTACTTGGAGGCAAACTGATATGAGTGCAAAGTTAATTCTAACTGACGATGAAGTTCGTGACGAGTTATCACTCGATACGGATTCTTTGCCATCGAAGAATTGTCAAGAACTTAGTCAGTTTGCCTCCGATTATATTCAGAAGGCAACCAACTACGATTTTGGTGCTGAAAATCCAATCCCTTCCATTGCCAAGAGTTGTGCTCGCGAAATCATCTATCAGAAGTACTTCCGACTCCAGGATAGAGCCAACATCGTTATCATTCTTCTCGCTGATTTGCAAGACATCGCAAGATCACGTACTTCCGAGGGGGAATCCTAAATGAATCGACTCGATAAGAAAATTAGAATCTACAAGATTGACAATGACGTTGATTCAGAAGGCAACCAGGTTGCAATTAAACATTACTTGAATGAGAACGATAAGTCGATGTTTAACGCATACTTCAGATCGTTATCAACGGTTGAGAAAATGGATGCGCTCGACAAAGGAGATGACAGTGAAGTTCAGTTCGAAATCAACAGAAGAGAGATTTATACAGGGTATTTCATCGAATACACAAGACCACTCTTCGGATTGAAGACGTACCGAATCAACATGATCGATCCTTACGACGACAGGAATCGTTCTAGAGTTAGAATCAGAGCAACTGAAGTGACTCCACAGTACTTCGACAAAATCAAATACGGAGGTGTCAGCTGATGACTTACTTCGCGTATTACAGAGCCGTATGTAATAGTATTGTTAATCTCTTAAAAACTGCTGGATATGTCAACGGAGACAATCTAGGTCAGGAAGCTGTTCTTCCAAAGAAAACATACTTCTTCAAGGACTTCAACGAAAAGGAGAAGTTTAAGAATAAGACTTACCTGGTATGGAATGTCGTTGAGAACGCCAATAACCAGTATGCCGATAACTCCAAAATCGGTGGTAACGAGTTCGGTGGCATTGCCATCGTAACTCCAAACTCCATCGACAGCAAGGAAGTTAAAACGATTGCTGATTCTGTCGAACAGGCAATTGAAAACGCTGGCTGGAGAATCAATTCCGTAACACCTGACAGAGATTGGGAAAGTGGTCTTAACACAGTCACTTTCTCGATTAGTAAGGTATTCCAGAAATGAGATACGAGAATGTTAACCTTGAGAACCTTGAAGGAAGGCTTGGCACAATCATAAAGTCGTACTCTGAAGAGGTTCAGAAAGAAGCTGATGATGTTCTGAAAAAGAACGCAAAAGCTATCGTCAAAGACATCAAAACAACACCAGCATTTCAAAACGGCAAAGGTGGCAAAGGACGATTAAAGAGATCTTTCGTTGTCACTAAAATAACCGCTCCAAACGGAGAAAAACAATACTCAATCAACGCTAAGAAGAATCACAAGTGGTCAATCGTTCATTTGATTGAAAAAGGCCATAAGCAACTCGATAAGAAAGGCAACTACATTGGCGAAGTCAAGGCGAGACCATTCTTAGCGCCTCTACTCGCAACCTACTCTCCTGTAATAGAAGAGCAAATTAAGAAGATCATTAAGGAGGCTAAAGGCAGCTCCTGAATATTGCCTTTATTGAAACAAGGAGAATAATACCATGTCTGACAAAGTCAAATTTGGCCTTAGCAATGTTCATTACGCTATTATCAGCGCTGTCAGTGATGATGGCGTTCCTACCTACGCTGGTAGCTGGAAAGCTTTGCCATTAGCCGTCTCCATGACTGCTGATGTCGATTCCAACAGTTCCGCCCAGTACGCTGACAACCAGAAAGTCTACGAAACCAGTTCCATCACAGGCGCTAGCATCACTCTCGAAATGTCGGTTATCAGCGATGATTTTAAGAAGGATGTCTTAGGATATAAGACGTGCACCAGTGGTGCTCTAATCCAGCCAACCGATGCTGTTCCAGTTAGAATTGCATTGGCCTTCCAGATTGAAGGCGATGAAAGCAAGACAATTGTTCACTACTTCAATTGTTCCGTCACCGATCCAGCTACTGAGAACGCCAATACCAAGACTGATTCCGTCACCTTCTCTAATGAATCTGTCGCTATCACCGCTTACCCAGTCAAGTTTTCTGACAACATCCATTATATTAAACAAAAGATTAAGACTGGCGATACTGGCTTCGCTACTTTCTTCACTGATACTCCAGCACTCCCAACTATTGCTAGTTAATAATAGGAGACTGATTCATGATCAAAAAAATTGCATTTGCTGATGTCGAAGGAACTCAAAGAGAACTAGTTCTATCTGATTCCGCATCGTTGGTTATTCGTTATGAAGAGGCTTTCCGCCAGCCATTGATGGGGGTGTTAGCAGGATTCCCAAAAGGCGAAAAGGAAGGCGAGGAACTCCCTTCTAACGTACCAGCTGATATTGGTCTCAGATTAGCCTATGCTATGGCTAGACCAAGACCAGAAGAACCTTACGTTGACTGGGTGGATAACATTCCATTTTCCGAAATCGAAAAGATTACTGAAGGAGCAATGGAATTGCTCATGCCTGAAGAAAAGACGGAAGCCGTTCTTCCAGAAGGCGAACAGCAAATAAAAAACCTGTAAACGGCTCTGAAAGAAGGGCCGACCTAATAACTCCCTATATTCTTCTTAATTTGAAGAATCTAGGACTGAACTTAAGCGATCTCAATGATATATCTTTGTGGATGTTCATGAAGACTTTGACCGCCTTCCAAAAGGTGACAAATGGCACTTCGGAATCTCCAAAAGCACGATCAGGAGATAGCACAAGAACTGCAACTCCAGCGGATATAGCCAAGTTCCTCGGCTGATCCGCTGTTTATTAAAAAACAAGGAGAATACCTATGGCTGAAAACGTTAAAGGTTTAAACATTGTACTTGGTATGGATACCAAACAACTCCAGCAAGGTATCTCCAATGTATATAAAAACTTAAAAAAACTTAACAAGGTTCAATCTACATTAACCAAGTTAAGTGCAAGCGCTGTTGCTCTTGGTACTGCCTTCATGGCGACAGCTACCAAGGTTTCCAGCGCAATTGATGAAATTGCCGACAGCGCCACTGAATCTGGTCTTGGAGTTGAGCAATACCAGAAACTTACCTATGCGTTAGATCAGTTAGGTATCTCTTCTGCAACTTCTTCTCAAGCTATGAGAAAAGTTAACTCCGCCATCGCCAAAGTTGCTGATGGTTCAGGCAAGGAAATTGTCAGAGTCTTAAACAAACTTGGAATCTCTTGGCGAGACTTCATCAAGATGGATTCTGAAACAGCATTCTATGCCTTGGCTGATGCTATGGGTAAAGTTGGCAATGATGCCGAACTTCTCTCCGACATCACCAAGGTTTTTGGCGAAGATTTGGCTACCAAACTTCTTCCAGCA